TAATCTTTGTAGTAAGTTTGGATCTGTTTTTTCTCTATTTGCTAATATAGCGTAAACCATACAAGCATATAAAGCTTCTTCCGCTAGCTTTGGGATAGCAGCGTTTTCGTCAGTAGTTAAAGCATTTGATAAATACTTTAATTTTAAATCAGCATCGCCCTGATCGCCCGCGTTAAACGACATAATTTTAGTGGAATAATCTATTGAAAATTGTTGGGTTGCAGGATTATCCTTTACTTGCGTATAAGTTATTGGGGTAGTAGAACCTACAATCACAGATATAACACTCACGAAGTCCGCGGGTAGAGTGTAAGTAGCTGGTACGGTTGCTAAGTCTACTACAAACTGACTTTTTAAAGTTTCGTAAGCAAATTCTTGTAGACATCGTCTCGCGTGGAATACTACCTCTGTACGCTTTGAATCTGGTATAAGTTTACCTGGTCCAGTGTAAGAGATTATAAAGTTGTTTATTACATCATTTAATGATATAAAAGCATTTGTAAGAGTTGTATCTGCCATTTCTATTATTTTTGGTCGTTAACGTTTACTTGTTGTTCTTTACTACTGGCTAAAGACATAACAAATTGATCTTTTGTCATTACTCCTGCGTAACCTAATATTTTATCTATTAATAAAGGTTGATCTGATTTGTGTATTTCAAAATCGGTAGAGTCTAAAGGATTATAAACGTAATGTCCTAACTCTGTATCTACATTAAAGCCCCATTTAACATCAGCTGGAAATTTTAAGTAATTTAAAACAACATCTCCAGTAAGTGTTGGGAATAAAGTTATTTCTCCTCCTTCGTAAGTGTAAACAGGATAATAAGCTGTAGGTGCAGTTAATGGAGATTGATTTGTTGTGTAAATCTCATACTGTTGTATTCTTTGAGCTTCTCTATTGCTATATATTACAGAACCTAATTCTTGAACAGCTGAAGTTGGTGTTACTTTTGAGTTAGCTAAAGTTAAGGTTTCGTTTGTTTTAAATATTGATATTTTTTCATCTAACAAAGCCATTCTATCAGCATAAGCCAACGATGTTTGAGGCATTCTAAGCAACTGATTTAGATCATCAAAATATTGAGTAAATATTTCTTGCTGTGCCTGAGTGGCAATTTTGCTAAATTCATTTGGCGTCAAAACACCTCTTTTTCCTTGCTCTAGAACAACTAGAACAGCTTTATAAACTGAGTTTATGTTTATAGCCATTTTTACTTTTTTAGGTTACTTGTTGTAATATAGCCGACCGCTTTTAACAGCCGGCATATATTGATTATTACACATTAATTTAGTTTTTTCTCTATTGACTTTAAAACTTCAATACCTTCGTCTGTCTTAAAGTAGGCAGCCATAGCAGAATAAGGATTTTCATCAAAAGGTACAGTCATTAACTTTCTGTTATTGCTAGCCCAGTTGAATGTCCTATTGTCTCCGCTTAAAGTTATGATACCAGTTTCTGTTGCTTTAATAGCTACGTTACGTAAATGAACGTTATCGTCATTAGCTAGTTCTATGAACAAACTTGGATTACTTTTAGCAAAGATATATAAATCTCTTTTTATTTCCTTAGAACTCATAGAAGATACTTCAGAACCTTTTTCAACTCGTAATATTGCTTCTGCTTGATCAACATCCATTGTTCTTGCAGCGGAGATTGCTTCAAATTCTAGTTCTAAATCTTCTAAATCATCTTTAGCTTCCTCTTGAGCATCAAACTCGTAATATTTACTGTTTAAGTCAGGATGGAATAATGATAATAGTTTTTGTAAATTTTGCTTTTGTTTAGGTACAGATAATATACCGTTTTCAAAAACAATTTGCCCTAATGTAGCCTCTCCGTTTTGATCTTGTACAAATGGAGATTGCTGATTAGTTGCATATCTAATTTCTTTTTGAATACCTTGCTCTTCATCAAAGTAAAGCAAAGGTTTTAATCTTGAATGTCTAGCTTTAAGTCTAAATGTTAAAGGCTCTTCATTTCCAGCTAAGTAATAGCTTCTGTCTTTTATTTCCCACTTTGGTTCCGCAGGTTGTACTGGTGTAGACGCTTTTTTAGTTTCTACTATTGGTTGAGGTGCAACCTCTACTTTTTTTGCTGTAGCTTGTTTAGCCATAATATAATAAGATTTAATAATTTAATAAAGGTAATAGTTACCCCCGTAAATTATACGAGGGTAAAAATTACAATAATATACTCTTTACTATGAGAATAATACAAAGTTGTTAGCACCTTGTACACATAAACATCTTTCAGATAAGAAGTGAACTTCCATTGCATCCAAAGAAGATGTAGCAGCTCCACCAACTGATCCAGTTAACCAAGACTTCATTCTTCTGTCGTCAGCTTCAGAAGCTCTATAACGCACGTGTAAGAATGGACGTCTGATATTTTGTCCAAGTGATTGGTCATATACAGTTGAAGTTCCAGCAGGTACAAGAATACCGTTAACAGAAGCGTCAGCAGCAATTCCTCTTGTAGAAGCATCGTTTAAGTATTTCCAGTCAGTTTTGTAGAAGTCGTAAGAACCTCTTCTGAATCCAGAGAAACCTAAGTTTAATGCCATTTGCTCAGAGTTGTTGAATACTCCAAAAGAAGTACCTCCGTCGTAATTAGCATTTATAGCTCCTAGCATATCGTCAAAAGCTAAAGCAGTAGTTCTGTTCAAGAATAACATGTTTTCTTCAATAGATCCTTCTTTATCTAATCCTTTAAGAATGTTGTCAAAGTCAGTTAATGATCCAGCAAACGCGTTGTCAACTTGTCCTCTACCTGATACAGCAGCGAATAAACCTTCAGTACCTTCAATTCCAGTTGGAACATCTCCGTTACCTGATTTCTTCTCTCCTTCAATAACAGCCATTTCTAAATAGTCTTCAAAACGTAAACGAGTTTCTCCTTCACCTTTTAAGTACCATAAGTATCCAGAGTCTCCTCCTTCAGTGGTTACTTCTACCCATCCAATTTGAGATGCGTCAGATCCACTTACTTCATACTTATCTTTAATAATAATTGGTTTGTTAGAAAACTGAGTGAAAGAAGGCTCTACAGATACAGCAGTAGTATCAGTTCCTTTTTTGTATTCAGATCCATAAACAAATACCTTTACTCCAGTTCCTCCAACTAAAGCTTCTATTTCAGATACACTTTTAGAGTAACCTTTAATAGCTACAGTAGTTCCATTCGTGATTGCAGATACATAAGCTTTTGCAGATGTACTTCCGTCAGCCTTGATAACCAAAATAGTTTGTCCAACAGCTAGAACGTTATTAGCCGGTAATGCAGCTAATGCTCCTGCAGCAGAAAGAGTTAATGCTTCGTAAGAAACGTGTAATCTGTTTTGCTCCGACCATACTACTTGATCAGAAGTCATAGGAATTTCAGCTCCTACCATTTTTAAAAATCCTCCAATAGTACGATTTCCGTATCTTTCAACTTCTGCTTCGTATACTTCTGGAATGTATTGCTGAGCCCAGTTTGCACTGTTTGCGTCAGCACTTGTAAAGTCGATATAGTTTGTTGATAATACCGATTTTTTTGCGAAAGGCGTTAAGCCTGATCCACCTGTTAATGCCATAATAAAATGTTTTAATGTTTAATTGTTAAATGTTTTTTTAATCTTTAGTTTTGAAGAATCAACACCACTTATTGCTCGTACTTTAAATCCACCAACAGTAACTTCAGAAGGCGCCGTCGACCTCGCTTCTGCACTAGTGTTTTTAGAACTTGCTACAACATCCTTTACCGCATCGGCTTTGCCTTGCTCATAAAAGTGTTTTGCAATAGTATCTACATTTTCAGCAGCATAAATAGCTTTGTGATAACCTTTCGTATCCGTTACTTCACCTTTGTCATTTAGGAACTTCCCAATAAGGTTATTAATGTTTGATTGGTTTTCTGCAACTTTACTTACATTTTGAATACCATATCTAAATGTTTTTTCACCTAATTTGAAATCAAAACCTTTGAAATCTTGGTTAAACATTTGTTTAGTACTCTCTTTAAATGCAGAGTGCTGTTGCTCAGCTATTTTCTGATTCTCATTGTATCGGTTAAAAAACTCCGAAGCTTCTTTTTGTTCTGGTGACATACCTGGTCTCAACTTGATCTCCGAGTAATATTTGTCTTTCAGACCTTCTAAAAACTTTTTTGCTTTTGCAACCTCTTCTTTTTTTGCGAGTTTCTTTTTGCGGATGTCTCGCTCCTCATCTATTTCTTCGTCAAATTCAAAACTGTCTTCTATTAAGAAATCAATTTCAGCAGCATCTAAATGTGACTTTGTTTGTTTGTAATATTCTGTTAGTAATGTATCTGCGTTAACATTGCTGTAATCTGCGTTTAACCTAACATAGTCTTGTACAGTTCCTCCAGTTTCTTTCATGAAGTCAACTAGCTTTTCTACGTTTTCAGGTAAATCTGCTTTAGGCGTAGATTCAATAACTTGTTGAATTTCTTCTTCAGTTGAATCATTTGACACCTCTCCTAATGTAATAACTTCTTCTTCGTTATCTTGAGCTACCTCCTTAAGCTCAACTTTAGGATCTTCTACTTCTTGAACAACTTCTTGCTCTTCTGTTTTTGTTTCAGATAAATTCACCTTAGTAACGTTATCTTCTACCTTTTTTGGACCTTCTCTAAGATCTACTTTAATTGTTTCTGACATGATATGATATTATAAAATTAGTAAATAGTTATCACCTAGGCTCGAACTGCTCTAGGCCAAATCCACCGAGGTTGTCAAACCCGGCTGATTCAAAATTCTTTGGTAAAGAATCATTTTTTCTTTGATCAATTAACTCGCTTTGTTGAGTTGCTTGTATTTTTGTTCTATCGTCTTTACGATCTTCTTTATATTTTTCGTTATCTTTTTTTACTCCTGATTGAGCTTGAGCTAGTTGCATATTGTATTGGAATTCTACTTCCATTAATTGCTTTTTAATTTCAGCCTCCTGTTGCAACTTTTGTATTTCAAATTGAGATTTTGATTGCTCTATTTGTATTTTGGTTTGAGCTAATGCTTGTTGCTTTTGAACTTCTGACATAGCCGCTGCTTCTGCTGCTTGAGCGTTTGCTTGAGCTTGCGCTTGTATATTTGCTTGCTTATCTGCTCTATCAGCTTCCTCTTTTTTCTTTCTTTTAAATTTAATAGATTCGTTTGCTAGCTTTATATTTTTAATTTGTCTAATGTCAATAGCATCCTCTAAATTAATACCTCCAGCTTGTAGTGCAATTTGTATGTTTTGCTCTAACTGTTGTTTTTCTTCGTCGTCTGGCTCTAATTCTAAAAATATTCCAAAGTCATGCAAGTTTAAATCTACAATTTCTTTTAGTATTTCAGCATTGTATATTGATACACTGGATTCTATTGATTGCCTAGTTAAAGGGAACTCTATTAAATCAGCGACTTTTAAGGATATGTTTTCGCACGTTTTAAGAGTTAAATATAAACTCCCTTGTAATATATGTCTCGTGGCTACATTTGATTGATTAGCAGCCATTTTTTGCAACCCTACTAAAGCGTTTTTATCTGGATTACTTCCGTCTCTTGCTTCGTTTAATCCAGTCACGTCTCTAATCATTTGTAAGTAATACTGGTATGTATTAATTAAAGAAGCTATTTTGCCTTGACCAGATGAAGATGTTAATTGTTGAACTGGTATTTTACCCCTGTTCATATCTCCGTCTTGCGTGAGTGATCTACCTACAACACTACCGGTTTGGAAATACATATTCAAAGCCTCCGCTGCGTTATACGACGTTCCATTACCTAAATCAACCTCAGCTAAACCGTCCATATCTAAGAATACACCATCTGGCACTATTCTAGACATTACTTGCTGCAGCTTCAAATGTGTTAATTGAATCATATCAGCAAAGCCAGTAATACGACCTACTAAAGATTCTATCTTACCTTTATACATTCTAGGTGCGCAAATAGAGTAATTCATAGAAACCTTTGTAGTATCAGCAAATGGTCTTGTCATGTTCTCTGCTAATTCCCACTTAAGTATTTTGTTATAACCTAAAACTTTTACACCAGAATAAATAACCTCTATAGTCCTAGACACTTTTTTAAATGTATCGTTTTCAGGTGGATTAAACTCATCTGTTTTTTCAATAGCTTTTTCTAAGCCTTGATCTGTCTTTTTTATTTTGAATACTTGATTTCTATACGTTTTATATTCAAAGTATACTAAAGAAACCTTGCTGTCGTCTGAACTGCTGTAACCATTAAGATAATTACTAGACCCAGCCATCTTTTCTAGCTCTTTCATTTCCTCATTACTTAATGCAGGAAATTCCTTTTTAAGTTCTGATAGCGCAACTTCTTTTGCTTCACCGACATAATATAAATCCCCAAAGTTAGGGTCCTCTGTATAAGAGTAAACTAAATTAGCAGGATCAACATAATCTACAACAATCCCTTCAGCTTTATTAAAGCTTGTTTTAGTAGCTGCAATACCTATGGTTGTTAAGTCATAGTTTAGCCTACGTTTTGTTAAAGTGTATTTATTGGTATCTAATACAGTGTTAATTACTTCTTCTTGCGCTATTTCTATATTTTGCTTATAGTCAAGCTGCATGTATAATGATAATTGATTTTCGTTCTCAGGCAACATAGAAGGATCTTCTACATTATAAGTATCCATACCTAACTGAGACATCATTTTTTCATTAAACTCTCTGGTATTCATATCTGCAACAATAGCGGATACATGCTCTGTCCTTTGTCTGTTAGACTCAGGGTCTTGAGCAAAAGCTTTTATATCGTAATTTTTCTGCGATATACCGTTAACTACTATATCTACAAACTTAGGTATTACTGGAACTGGTTTCCAATCTAAATTCAAATAAGATAAATCACCATTTATTGACAACTCGTCTTTATATTTTTGAATAGATTGCTCTCCTCTAGCGTACAATCTAAGTTGATGAAATCTACCATAGTTTGACGAAAACCTATTGTTTGATGCTCTGGAACCTCCAAACCATTCATGCTCAATCGCCCTACCTACTTTTAAACCGTATTCTAGGCTAGCTTTTTCTTCATCACTAACAGTTTGTGTAGGAAACGAGCTATTGTAATTAGTTTCTATCATTTATTTTATTATTTTCGAAATGGATCCGTTATTATCGTATCGTTTAAAAGGTAAAGATATTTTGCTTTTTTGCCTAACGGCGACTGGCGTATATCTATTTTTGTTGCAAGCCATTATAGCTAAACCAGAACTTATAGAAGCATCATGCTTTGTTCTGTTATTTATATTGAATTTCGCCCAATCTTCTAAGGTTCTTTGCATATACATATTACCGTATCCTTCACCTAAAAATCCAACGTGCGTTTCTACATATGATTCAATTGCAGCTGCGTGAGCTTGTTTTATATCTTCACTAGAGTTTGGTATACCACCAATTTCTCTTTCAGTTACAGATAACTTATTCCAAACCTTATCCGGTCTATTCATACTGTATCCTCTGTATCCTCTTCGTTTGAAATGGTACAACAATCTAGGTTTATTATTTTCTGCTAATATAGGCATACCGTAAAATACGCAAGCCATAAGTACATCTTCAAAAAATATTTCAGCTGTTTGTGGTCTAGCAATATATTCAAGGAAAAAACAATTTGGAGGAGCGTCTTCCATGCTAAACTTAGTTAATCCGTGTAAAGCTCCGTTAGAACCTCTTTTATCTACAGTCCCCGATATATCGTAGCTATCACATCCAAAGGCTCCCATATGCTCGTTTCCTGGGTATTTAATCCCATTCTTTATTATCACCTGGTTTTGTAGATTATTCGGAGGAACCCAAGATATTCTGAATCTACCGTCTTTATTAGGGTAAAATACAACCCTTGTATCTTGCATTCCGTTTTCCCAAGCAAAACTACCTGTAGTTACTACAGCTGTATTTTTTAAGTCTTCATTATAATCTACTTGTTCGTATATCTTAGTAAGATTGAATATAGACTCTTTTGCTTCATCTCTAAACGCGTGTTTCTCTGTTCTTGGAAACTGACGATAATATTCGTTTAAACCGTCTTGATCGTCTTTTAATCCTTCAACTTCATTTTCCCAATGCTCTATAACTCCATGAGTTATTAAATCCCCGTTAGGATCTTTGACTTCTTTTTCCGGGTTATCGAATACAGGTAATCCATAAGCATCAATGAATCCTTCGTAGTTCCATTCCATAGGTATGAACAAAGAATATAATCCTGAGCTAGTTTGTCCATTGCGGTTTCTGTTCGTGACATCTGAGGCATAATAAAGTTTTTTAAAGTTCCCACCACCTTTTTCTAAAGCATTAGAGGTTGAACCCATCATACATTTACCAACGATCTTACTACCTAGTCTTAAACAAGTCTTTGTAACCCGCCAGTTATTTAATATATTATCTGGTCTTTCCCATTTTCCACTCTCATCGTGTACTAATAGTTTTAATTTTTCACCATCATAGGAGTTGTCTCCCGTGTTCTTCCAGTCAATAGTTGTATCTAGTCCTTCTAGTT